TTTCAAATCAAAGTCACCATCAACTCCGATTATGTCTTTCCAATAGTCAGCATATTCTTTCTTATACTTTTCTATTGATGCCTTTTCTTCGGTAGTATCTTTACCTGGCAAGAATCCATGTGGTGTTACAATGATTCTTCCATCTTCAAAACCAAGACCATTGATGTGGTTTTTCATAACCGACACTTTTGTTCTCGAAGCGAACTTTACAGTTCTCTTATCTTTTGTTGCAGTGATCTTTGTTGTACCTGCACCTTTTTGATTACCAAATAAGAATACCAAAGAAGAGTTTAACCAAATTGCTTCACCACCTTTTGCTTTGATCTTAGGTTGACCAAATGGATTATCAGGTAATTCTACCCAAGGCTGATTAACAATGATTAAGGTATTTTCATATTTAGAATCTGCTTTACGAGATCCTGAAATACGTTGGTTAATACCCATACCAATTTTGTCGGCTAAAACACTTGCATTGTGTTGTTTACCTCCTTTACCCTCGTAAGTCATTTTACAAGGAACTGATCCAACTGAATCCCACATTATACAAAGTGAATAATCTAATTCACCTTTTTCTTGTGCATCTAATAGTTCATTAATGTAATCAGTAATTTGTTCGATATAACTGAAGTTGTTATTGAACAGGAAAAACCCGTCCCAAGTCAACTCACCTGTTTCTTCATCTACCACTTCCTCACATTCAAACCCCATTATTTTTGAGTGATCAAAAGACCATTTTTGTTCAGTAATAATGAATACAGGAAGAATATTTTTCTTTTGAGCATCAACTGCCGTTTTTATAAGTGCCGTTGTCTTACCTGTATCAGAGTGACCCAATAACATGTTAAGGTGACCAATAGCAGGTCCGGGTAATCCTACCGCATCCAAAAATTCAGGACCAAGATCAAAAAATCTTTGTGGTTTGTATTTTGCGTCCGAAGAGAATTTTTTCTTCAACGAACTAAAGTCGTTTTTTTTAAGTGCCATTACAGTTCGTAAATTTTAAAATTTGTAATTGTTTCTAATTTGTCTTTTGCGTCAGTCAGTTGAGTAACTAAATTATCCATTTCTTCAGTGTGTTGGGGATGTTCTCCAATACCAACAGAGTTTGTAAAATAAATGTAAAGTCGTGCTTCTGCATCCGCGATTTCCGCCTCATATTTTTTAATCAAAGCATCTTTCAATTTTTCAGCAATAATAGGTTTCATAGTATTTTATTTTTAAAAATATAGACAAAAAAACGGGAACAATAAACTGCTCCCGTTACATTTTGTTTAATAAAATTAGAATGGTAATTCTTCATCAGCCTCGTCGTTTGCTTGTGGATCAGCAACTTCGTTGATTGATTTTGGTGCTTGTGTCCCACCCATAGAAACTTCAGATGTTTCATCATTAGAATAAACATATCCACCTTTTTCAGAGTCCCAACGTGGAGTTTCACCACGAGCGATTGCTTCAAGATACTCAACAGGTTTTTTAGAATATACGTCTTCCCAAGTTAACTCATCAGAAACCCACTCTGACATTTGAGTTTCATCTTCTGAAATTGCAGATGGGTCATCATACATAACTGTTTGGATTACTGTATAGAAAGCACCTTTTGGTGTTTTTGCCTTTGTTAACTCAAGGATAAGGTCACGTCCTTTATCAGGATCAGTAATGTCTCCTTTCGCTTTCCAAATTGGAATAATTTTATCAAGGATTCCTTCTTGTTTGTAATTGTGTTTAAATCTCCAAAATTTTACTCCGTCTTGTTCGTTATCACGATCAACAACTTTTACAATATAAAACTTACGTGCTCTGTACTGTGCCGCCAATTGTTTGTCGGCTTCTTTACCTGTTGACATAAGCTCCTCATAAACTTCATTTAAAGGTGATCTCTCGTTGTCATTTTTTCCTGGATCATAAAATTTTTGATATTTACCGTCCACAAGGATTTCGTGGAACCATACTTCTTTGAACGGTGAAGATCCGTCTGTCGTAGGAAGAATACGTACTCGTCTCTGTCCTTGTTTTTCATTATCTTTCAAAAGAGCCGCGAAATATTTTTTCATTCGGTCCTCAGAAGACATTTTTGAAGTAGAACTGTTACTACTTTGAGTTGATTTCTCGTACTGTGCAAGTACTGCGTCTAGTGAATTTGTCGCCATGTGTAAATAAAAATTAAAGGTTTATGTTAAAATTATAAGTGTATAAAAAGTTATAGTCAAATTGTGTCGCCAAAAAAAAAAGTTTAAGGTCGAATTTATCGACCTTAAAAATTATGAATTAAATTTGTTTAATAAAATATCGTCTTCATCCTCCATTGGTTCGTTGAAAGATTTTTCTATGTCAGATGGGCTAAAACTTTCAACCTCATCTTGAGTTAGAACATATTCATTTTTACCTGTTTGTTCCATCTCATCTTTTTTCTCATCAAAGAAATCTGCCAAATTTTGCTTAAATGGTCCTGAATCTAATGATCTAAGTTGTAATTTTTCTTGTGCTGTTTTTGGTCTGTATTTTTCAACTTTAGCTTCCAAAGTATCTAACTTGGAAACAATCGTATCCATTTCCGCCAACTTTTCTTCCATAGTTTTGATTTGGTCAAAAAGATTTGTGAAATATTCTTCTTGTTTGTCGGCGATTGTTTTTTGTGAATCAACAAGATCAGTGATGTCTAATTCTTCAGTTTCTCCTTCACCTTCTTCTCCTTCAGCAGGAACTTCTTCAACATCAGGATCTGCAGCAACATCAACAGGTTCCCCTTCAGCTCCAGGAGCAGCGGGAGGTGTCGGTGCCGCAGGATCTGCACCTGCCGCCGCAGGATCTGCAGCAGGATCAACCGGTGCTGCCGCGTCTGCCGGAGGTGGAGGTATTGCCCCCGCATCTGCAGGTGGTGCCGGAATATCTTGTTCCATGATATATTTGTTGATCGAATTGTATCTTGCGATCTCTTTTAAAATTTTATCGTCTATGCTCATCTTAACCGTTTAATAATGTTTTATAACCCTGATTAGTTTCTACTTGAATTTTTTTGAATGTTCTCATAGTATTGTCGACTCTTTCAATAAGTCCGTCTTTGATTCTGACAGTATAACAATCTCCTGTGTCTAAGTCACAAACTTGTTTTGTTCCGTCCCCCATATCTTTTTCGGATACTCTTGTATTTTTTCCCAAGTAATTATCCAATAACATTTTAGTGCTCATAAGTATTTTATTTATAAATATCAGCTTATTTTGAAAGTTTGTACTGTTTCGTAAACATTATAAGCCGCAACAAATTCTTGTTGTAATGTTAATTTTTCTTGTTCAGTTAAACTAGTATACACATTTGCAGGTTGTTCAACAGGATAACTTAATACATATTGTTTTGCAGTTGCCGCGGATAATCCTTCTAGTGTTGAGAAATCAAAATTATTTTTATCTTGATTTAGTAATGTTAGTAATGTCGATGTTTTATCTACTACAAATTTTATAAAGTCTTTAAATGTATTGAACGATGCAACAGGTAAGTTACTGTTAGTTCCTCTTGTAATACAATAATAATTTTTCTTAATGTAGTTTACAAAATTAGGTCCATAAACTTCAGTCAGATTTATAGTGCTGTAGTTATTCTCATATGCATTAATTCCTGCTCCCTTACCCGAATCAACATATACCATTGTAAATGCTAATCCTGCAACAAACGGTGTTGTATCTCCCGTCGCTGTATAACCTCTACTCAACAACTCATCTTTTATTGCCGTAAACAACTCTTTAGTTGTTTGGGATGTTTGCGCTGGTACGTCAAGTCCATTATAGTTCAGATATCTTGGATTAATATTAGCAACACAATCTTGATTTTTTGTTAGTTTTTCTTCTGCTTTAATATTAGACAACACATTTTCTTTTTGAGCTAAAACGTTTGCGGAACTTTCTCTTTCTTTCTTTTCGTTTTGTTGGATTCTTGATTGTATTGTGTTCAATATTTTAATATTAAGTGTCTGAACAAAGTTATCAATCTTAGGTAAAGCATAGAATGGTTGTCTTGTTCCAGTAAATGATGTATTAAAGGTATCTTCAGTAATGTCATGAGTAACCTTTGTAATCATATATGGTCCTGAGAACATAGGAACGTTTCTGATATTAAAATACATTAATGGTTGGATTAATGCACATCCCATCATTTCAACACTACATTCATAACTTCTATTTTTATAAAGGTTAAATAAAGAAACGGATTGAGTTGTTGATCTTCTGTTACCACCCAAGTTAGCCATCTGATTTAACATTTCTAAAGATTCTGATGTTGGTTTTCCAGGATTTTGGTTAACACTGAAACTTTTAAAGATTTGTTGGTTTGGTTTTGTTACGTCCACGTTGAACCCAACTACTTTGTTTGATTTGTCCCAATCTAACTTGTAAGCTTGGTTTTCTTGAAGTGGGTTATCGCTAGCTCGTCTAAGATCAAAAGCATCATCTCGATATCTATAATCTATATTGTCATTCATATCCAAATGTTCACTTGGTTTGTTAACGTAATAACATAAGAATTTTGGTGAACTATTTCTGTAATCAACATTTAAGAATGTTCCAAATAAAGAATTACCAAATTCTAAAGTTCCGTCAGGTCTAGGAGTTGGGTTTTTTTCAACATCTTGGATATTGTAGAAATTAACAAATGCAGGTAACATAAAATATTGGAAGTTATTTTGAACCAATATTGTTGTAATCATATCCAACAATGTATTCTTATAACTTCCGTCTTTGATTAATTCTTGAATTTCAAAAATATCTACGATAATCTTGTCGCCGACATTTCTACTTGCTCTGTCAACTAAAAGAACATCCTCAAATAATGTTTTGTTTTGGAAATCGAATCCTGCAATCCAACTATCATTTAATGCCTTAAATGTTTCCCATAATTCAGTTCTAGTTTGTTCAGTAAAACCTGCTTCCAAATTAGCCCTATTATCTGTTAATTCTTGGTTGATTAAAACTGTTGGTAATTCTTTTCTTACTTGAGGTAACATAACATTAATAACGTTACCTATGTAATTATCAGATGCAATTATGTAGTTATCCATCAAAGAATAAAATGAAGCTAAATTCAAGTTATTCTTTTTTAATTTTTCACTAGCGTATACTTTAATAAGTGGTGCAAAATCCTCAACATTTTTTTCATTAAATTGAACATTCAAATCAATGAAGAAGTCTGTTATGTATGATCCGTTATTTTTATATTGTAATTTAGGTATTGAAGATTCCCCAACATAATATAATAGTTTTTTCCACGTTTCAGGACTTTGTTGTTTTGATTGAGCAACAGTAACTTGTGGTGGTAGTGTTCCTTGTTCATATGGTCCATAAATAATTGGGTTCTCTAAGAACCTTGTTGAGAAAGTTAAGTACAATCTTCTATCAAACTGAGTTGGGTTTCCAAATTTAAAGGCCACATCATAGTTCACAAAAGATGACAATACTTGTTGGAACTGTGTGTTTTGACTTGTAATTATTTCACTAAGTTTTGTTTCAGGTGACGTTCCTGTTGGGGTTTGTATTTTCATTAATTCTTTCATTAAGAAATGAAAATTCTTAAATGTTTTTTGAGATAACGATCCAACACTTCCGTCAGGATTTTTAATATCAACAACACTACCATCAGGATTTTTAACTTGAGCTGTTGTGGCATTTAGAACTTCCGACTTTGTGGTATCAGGTAAAGTGTCAACATAATCATAAAGAGATCTACTGAAATTTAAAAATTCGGATTCAAACAAATCTAAGGTTTGACTATTAAATGTTGTGAATAATTCTTCAAAACTTGTATAATCATTTATCTCTCCTGAAATCAAAAAGTTTTGTTGTTCTTTTTGTTCATTCAAAATTTCTTTTAAATAAGTTATAGGATTGTTCTTTTTAACTTGATCATTATTAAACCATCCGTATTGAGGTGCGTTCCAAAATAATCTTACACTTCCATTAAACATTGCAGGATTGTTATACAATTCTGTCTTCATACTACCATTTTTAAATGCCTCTTCTTTCGCCTGATTTACATTTGATCCAAAAGATGGTAGAACATAATACCCTGTTTCGTCAGTTGATCTAACAATAACAGAATAAGGTGATATTCTCATAGTTCTAAGTGCACTATTTGGGTCAAATCCTGGTGCCCCATATATAGTTGAGTCTGTTGTATTAAACATTATTAGTTTTTTATTGTCTAATAATGGTTGTATTGCCGAGGAACCTATACCTTGTATATATTGGTTTTGTACAACAAATGGTGATGATGTTGGTTCTGTTTGTCCTGAGGACACAATGTATATACCGTTACCACCTGTTGTTCCTGAAATTTGACTTATAATAGTAACGTTACCATTTAAGTTAGGTCCGTTTATTATTTGCCCTGCACTTAATACATTACTATCAATTTGATTTACCTGTAATGGTGGGTTAAGAACTCTGAAATCTGAAGTTACAGTAGCTGCGGATGATGTTAGTTTATAAACTCCATTTGAATGTGTTGGTCCTGTAATTTGTTTTTGTATTGTAACTTGAGGACTTATTGAAGATCCTGTTAAAATAGTACCAGTACCTAAAGAACTCAAAGTTAAACCACTAACACTAATATAACTACCTAAAACAAAATTAGTTGTTGTTGAGGTAAAACTTGGGGTTACACTATACGTACCTGTCCCACCTGATGTGTTTGGTCCAATACCAGTGACCAGTAAATTAATATTTATATTACCGATTGGTATGGATATAGTATCATTTACTTGGATATAATTTTTAGTAATTGAGTTTACAGTTATTGCACTTCCTGCACAAGTACAGGTTCCCGTAACCGTAAACACATTAGAATTTCCTGAAATACTCTGAACTACCGCACTACCTGTTACTTGTGTTTTACCGCTAAACAATTTTAACCCTTGTAAGAACACATTAAAGTCGTCAATTAATTGGGGGTAAAACCCTGTTGTTATATCTGTGAATGGAGGTGTTCCTGTAGTATTTTGTAATACAAGATTTTTTTGATCACCGTCAATCAAAAGTGAGTATGTTTTTGTAGACGAAGAAAAACCTGGATCCCAATTTTCTAAGTAGTTGAAATTTTTCCATACGTCATCCAAAAAGTCTTTTCCTGTTTTGTCGTAAGTTTTATATCTATGCCAAATAGATCCGTATTTTAAAATCCAAGCGTACGGTAACTTATGAACCGCACCAAACTTTTTCATTGTGGCCAAGATGTAGTTTAAATCAGTTGTTGCCTGACCATCGAAAGTTTTATATTTTTCTCTTAGTGTCCCTAATGGTAAACTATTCAAAAACAAATACGCGGCACTTTTGTATGGATACGGATCGTTTTGTTTATATCTAAAGTTGAAAACCCCTTGTTGTATTGCATTTATAAAATAAGGTGTGTTCAACATAGACGTTGTTTGTTCAGAAAATACATTTCCTGAATAGTTTGAATATGATATATTACCTTCCGTAATTAATTGATCTTGATATTTTCTATCTTTATAAAAAGTTTTAAGATTTGTTAGATCAGGAGTAACATTTAGGTTAACAAAATTAAAATAAGTAAAAGGTCTTCTTTGATTCTCATTTGTATTATCTAAAAAGTTAGTTATTGTTAATTGTATAGGGTTGTAGTTTAGAACGTCTTTAGTGTCAAATGCTTCGTTTGCATTGTTTAATGATTTACCATCCGCTAAATTCTTTTTATCCCAATCTAAATCAGTAATTGGGTATGTATCACCAAACTCAAACGTATTTGACGATGAGGTTCCCGCAAGATATTTATTTAAATTGGTTAAATTTTTTGGGTTACTTAAAGAAACATTAGGTTGTGATTTAGTAGAGACAATGATATCCTCATTATATAATACATTTGGGTTGTTTACATCATTTTTAATGTAGTTAGTTACAAATTCACCTCTTATATAAGATTGCCAACTTTCACCTTGACCTTGATTTGATATATGTCTTAAGAATGGTAAATAATTATTACTATCTAAAAGATATTCTTTAATTGTTTTAGATAAGAAAGGATTATCTTGACCAAGACTTTTTAATATGTTTACCGCTTCATCATCGGCTTCCGCTTCATAAATGGATAGATTATATCCTGATTGTCTATTAAGTCTACTGTAATATGAATTCAAAAGAAGCCTTTCGTATATCTCAAAGAAATATTTGGACTCTTCTTTATTTTGGAACACTTCATTTGAAACGGGAAAATCAATTCCGTTTAATGATATTCTAGATGGTTGTAAATCTATCTCATTAAATTCAGCACCTCTCTTATCGGCATCGTTTTGTCTTTGTGTATACCCTTTTATAAATTGTTCAACAAATTCAACCTCAGGCCATATTTCAGGGTCGTAAGCTCTATATGAGTTTGCAACATTTTGAGCACCAGGGTAAATTACTTGAAACTTTTCTTGATTGTCATCTCCAACGGTTTCTTGGATTACTTGTGGCCAAGGATAAATTGGTTCATTGTTTTGTGTTGAGTCTTTAATATCGACACTTGGTGCTGTTGTTTGGTTTCCAAAAATTGCTGCCCTTCTATATGGATTTTCTCTTTGATCCCAAGCTTTTTTATGAACCTCATCTAATAACCTTAAAAAAGCCTCACCTTGACAATAAAAAATCGCTAGTATATTTCTTATGGATGGAATAAACCCTAAACTATTTTCACCTTGTTCATTAAATTTAGAAGCCAAACTCTCAGTAATTTGTTGTTCAATTTGTGTTCTAAACTTTTGTGCAGATTTACCGGCAGTATCTGTAATACTCATGAAAGTATTTGGTCCATCAAACACAAAAAAGCCACCATTTGTTTCTTTAAATTTAGTTTCTAAATTTGTTTTAAATGTTGCAAAAGCCAAATCTGTGGCGGTCAAACCTGTCTGTGGTGTATTTGATGGCGACAATGTTCCTTTAGGTGCATTTGGTGACGCTCTAAAAGTTTTTTCTAAATCAACATTTGATATAGATTCAAGTTTTAAAAAAGTTGTTGTTTTTACAGGTATAGGTATTTTGGACTGGACTGTTTTATTTCCAACCGTATATGAACCGTTTGTTCCAAAAATACTATTTTCATTTAGTTTAGCATTATTGTCTTTAACAATACCATCAAGTTCGGTTATAGCAGTTTCTCGTTTTTGAGTATCTAAATCAGGTTTATAATAGTAAAGATTCTGACCATTTTGTAAAACTATTGGTGATTTAACATCCATATAAGTGTTAAACCATGAAGATCCATACAAATAAACTTTTTGTTGGTACAAAGTTAATGCGTTTGTATAATTTGTCATCTCGGTTAGAACACCAAGATTTTCTTTTGCAAACTTACTCAATACATCGTCAATAAATTTTTGTAATCTGAAATTAAGTTGGTTTAAAGTTATTTCTGGAAAATCATCAGGAATTAGTCCTTTTGATTTATAATCAGAATAAATTTCTTTCATCTTTTGATAACCTCTGCTAACAATTGTTGGTGTTTGTGCAGATTGTTCATTTGTGTTACTTCCTTGCGTTTTTGATACGGTAGCCTGATTTACAACGTTATTATACATGTGTGGAACCGCCATCAGTGATCCATAATTTACATAGGATAATAATGTATATTTGTAACCATAGAACTTTAAAGATATTTCAAAGTTGTGTGTTGATGGATTAAATTTAGAACTGAAAGATTGTAACATTATTGGGAACTTAACCGCTTTCCCATAATAACCTTTCATAGTCAATGTAAACTGTGGATATGGTAATTGAAAGAACGCTGAGTATGGTGAGCTGTTTCCACCTTCAAATAAAGCTCTACCTTTAACGTCCTCTAATTCAATATCAATTACCGGTAAGAAGTCGGTACCAATTGAAAATCTAATGCTTTTAATACCTAAAAATCCATTATCTACAGCTCCAGGTGTTCCATTTGACCAAAGGTTTTGTGTTATATAAAAATCGTCAGATTTGTTTGGGTTTTTAACCGCAGTCAATTTAGGTTGGTTAACACCCTTACCTTCTAAAGTACCCTTACCTGTTAGTTCGTCTGACCAAGCAGTATCCAAAAATGTTTTATGACCAGGATTTAAAAAATTAATTTTACCAACAGAGATTGTTCTTTGTTGATCGTTCATCGCAGACCCTACCGCCAATTTTGTTCTTGGTAAAACATTACATTCCAAATTCGCATAAAAAACTAAGTCCTCTTGTTTTACAAGTCGGTCCTTAACATTACCTTGTTCGTCAATTAATTTATTTGGGTCAATTAAAGTAATATTATCGTAGTCAAATTCTACTAATATATTTTCGCCGTTATCTGCCATAGTAGAAGAAGTAATTTTCTAATGCGTTTTTATAGTCTTGTAAAGAAGCTACTAACGGAAATGGAATTGTCAATACAGCACCATCAGGTATTGAGTACTCATTTCCTGAATATTGGGGATTTGCTGCCATTATTAACCATCCAAAGTAGGGTGATCCATAAAATTGTTGTGATGCTTTATCCAATCTTGATTGACCAATTATAAAAATATAATTTTTATCTGAGGTTTTTGCTGGTACTGGTACAAAGGGGACAACAGTTTGTTCTCCGTTGATTAAAAAATTCGTATATCTATTCCAATATTGAAAAGGCATTTTAATTGAATGTTACTTTACCATTGAAGGTCTTTTTATTGTCGTTCAAGTTAACACTTGAGTACAGGTCTTTTAATTTTTTATTTTTTTGATTTGTGTTGTCGGTTATTGGTGTTTTATAGTTACACACCTTTACCTGTCCGTCGGGTAACTTGAATGTTGTAACTGTAACATAATCTTGTGATTTTTCTATATCAGTAAAAACTTTTGTCCATATTTCTTGGAATGGTGTGTAATCTTCTTTTATATTATTACACGCTTTTTTTACTAAGTCGATAATAGTTGGGTTATTTTTTATTTCAGGTCCACTTACCAAATCATTTACAAATTCAGTATATGATTGTTCTTTAGTAAATAAAGGGGACATTGCAATGTAAAATCTATTCCAAGGGCAATCACCATTAGAACCAAAGTATGCTTTATTGTCTACAACAAATTTACAACCACTTCCATTTTCAATAGTTGATGTTCTCTTTTTAAAGAATCCATCTTTTGATATTATTTTATAACTTTCCAAAAGTTTTTCAAACTTGGTTATTGTTTCAGGTACTTTTTTGGTATATAAATTAGCCAAAGTTCCATCTGTAGTTGCCGGCCCAAAGAAAGTATCTCCGCTTAGATCATATCCTATTGGTTCGTTATTAGACCCTAAATAACCATCTAATTTATCAGATACAACATCTAATTGTCTAAACAAATAATTTAAATCAGTTTCAACTTTTGTTATGTTTGATGTGTTGTTTGTTATAACATCTAAAATTGGTTGTTGTCTTTGTGTTGCATACGCTTGTAATTTATCCTCTAATTCTCTTTTAATTTTATTTGTCATTTGGTTTTCTCCCTTTAAATAAGAAAGAATTGGGTCATCATTTTGTTCAATGTCTTTTTTAACTTCTTTAATTAAGTTCTCAACATATTCCTGATAATTATTACTTTTACCATAAAGAGTGGTTTTAACTTTATCATTTGTATATTCTGAGAGTTCTCCTTCAGTATATGATTTATCTTGTAATGCAATTTGTAAAACTCCAAAATTATAATCCGTATTAATTTTACTAATAGCATCATAATAAGCCTTAAAATATCCTTGTAGTCCGTCTTGTAGTGAAGTTAATAGAGTTGTATAGTCAATATCGGTATCACTTGCAATTACACCCATAGTACTTCCACCTTTTTTAGGTTGTACGTTATTAACTATGTTTGCCGCTTCCTGTGAACTTACAGTTGGGAATGCAGAAGTTATTTTTTGAACAACGTATTGATCCATCTTACTTGTATCTTCAGTTGCGGTTGCTCTTTCATCATAAATTTCTGTATTAGCATAATAATTGAAAGAAAGTGCGTTTTGTAATTCTTGGACTGGTTCTTTAAGACCCATACCTCCAATTATATTGAAAGACAATGATATGTTAGCCAACATTGGTTGTACTCCAATCCCTTCAGGATTTATATCTAAATGAAGTGGGTCGTAACTAATACCAAGATTTGTTGGTACTATTTTGGTATGATAAAAGTCACCAAATCTTAAAATTAGAATTGGTGGTGCGCCAAATGTAGTATTTAATGCGTCATTATATTTTGGTCTACCGTCGGCACCTATAACAGGAATTGTTTGACCAGGTCTCATACATTGTTGTAAGAAAGTCAAACGAGCATTTAAACCTTCAGGTGTCATCGAGTGGAAAGCGGGACTAAAATATTTAATTCTATCTTTTATAGAATCGTATATCATAGGATCACTTTCTTTTATGATTTGGAAATAATCACACTCAGTAAAAAGATTTCTTAATATTTTTTTAGAAATACCTTCTTTAATTTTTTGTTCAATAGTAATTTTAGGTTCAGGTTTAATACTTTGAGTCTGACCTGTAAGAATGTTCGGGACAGGTGTTGGTACCGGTTTTGGCGGTACAGGACTTGGTTGAGGAGTTTCATCTTTTGGAATTTCCGCTTTAATCCTTTGGATCGCAACTCTACGACAAGCCATTGCAGGAATACTATACCATTGAGCTTTACTTGATTCTTGAATATCTCCTGAAGTTGGGTTCTCTGTTGCAACTAACGTTATATTTTTAGTACAGTTAACACTCGCATTTAGAACATTACCCCCTTGAGCATTTGTTACACTAATATCGGTTGTATCTCCTGTTGTGGCTGCAGCTTCTTCTTTGGTTTTTGGTATTACAAGTTGTTCTCCATTAGCATTTAATGTCATCTTAAAAAATCCGGCAGATTGATATTCTTGTAAAGTTTTTCCATCTTTAAGTTTTTGAGCTAAAAACCATTTTTTAACTGAATCATTTCTTCTTTCTGATAATTTTTTGTTGTAAGAAACTTTTTGTGGTGCAGATGCCGACCCAACAAGTTCTATTTCAACTTTCCCTTTTTTATCAACTAAAATTTCATTCAATTGTTTTTGAATCAAGTCAGTTTGAATTATGTTAAAGTTTCCTGTAACCACTGTTGAGAAGAAGTTTGGGATACCTTCTTTTGTAAATTGGTCCGTACCAACATAAACAGTTTGAGGTGCTTGTTGTAAATAAGTTGGTTCTAAACCTATATATTGATTATAATAGTAATCGTAATTGTAAGCAGAAGTACCACCTTCTTTGTTTTCTCCAGGTTTTGTCCCATTAGGTCCTCCAGGAACATCATTCTCAAAATAAAAACCATACCCAACGTAATTACTTAAATCAGAATCTACATATTGGATGTTTTGGGCTTGTTGATTACCAGTACCTGTAGTTCCTTCAGTACCATCGGCACCTGAAGCATCATTAGCATTTGTAGTTTCTTGATTTGTAGGTATACTTTGTAAAACTTCTACTTGTTCTTCAGTGGTTAGTCTTGGGTTATTCAAAATTTGTTGATATGTGTATAAATCTTTTGTTGGTATAGTATTAAATTTAATACCTAATTCATATATATCATATTTAGTACAACCAGCATAGAATGAATCAATTATACTTTGAATTCTGTCTTTTGATGCACCTTTCATTTGTTTTTCAATAATAGTATTCATCATGGATGGATTATCCACAATGATTGTCCAACTGATCTGTCCACTTCTGGATGTATTCTTATAAGTGTAAATTGGTTCGGGTCTACCTATGAAGCTTGTTGCATTAAAATCGGGTTTGGTGTCATCACTAAACTTAACATTATATGGTGGGAACCACATAATTCTTCCTCCATTTGGTCCTTTCTCACAAACAGGTAAATCATCGTAAGTGTAACCCGGTCTGTCTGAAGTTCTCCAAGCCAAGTTTTCAATTGAGAACATATACTTTTTAACTTTACCGTCAACAATATTTGTTGAACCCGGATTTCTTAAAGGTGCAATGTTTAAGTTGTATGTATTATCAAATATTGAATAGTCGAATCTTCTACCTGAAGTTGTTATACCGTCAACTTTTTGTAAGTCAGCATATGTGTAATATGGAGTATCCTTTTGGAACACTCTACAATATTCTAATCCCGCTTGAGTTCCGTCCGCTTGATTAACATAAGATAAAACTCTAGAACCTTTCGTTAATTCTTTATAACCATCATTAAAAACTTTTGAGACTTGATTGATTGCCGTCCCAACATGTTTTAACCTTGCTTGTCCTTGTACTTGATCCGCCGAATCTACTAATCTTTGTGTCTCATAAAGAATAGAACCAGGTCTGAAAGGAACATCTATTGATTGATATCTTAAATAATCACCTGAAATCTGATTAAACTCGTCATCTAAACTTCCTGCACCACCACCCACAGTCGCATGGAAACCAGCATCCCCTTTATATTTTGGTGAAGTCCAAACCATTTGACCTGATGTTCCACCTCCATCAGTATAAGATTTACCTTTTAATCCGAAATTAAGTTGGTTTTCATTACCTTCATATAAAATACCTAACTCTTGTGGTCCATAAACTATAGTTTGTTGTTGGACTCCAAATTGATTAACAGGTAATTGATTAGGAGGACCATCAATTTGTGATGGTTCAGCATTTTCACTACCAACATAATATCCCGAAGATTGAGCTTTGTCTTGGTCAAATAATCTGTTTACTGCGGCCGATGCACCCGCAATAAGACCACCAACTATACCTCTATTGTAAGCCGGTCTATAAAGGTTATAATCTAATGCTGAAAATAATGCAGATCTTTGACCATTACCTGTATTTGCAACAAACACTTCAGATGGACTTCTATACTTATTCAAAATAGGTGCTAACAAACCACCTGTTAGATTATTTGCAACGCCTAAGGCCGCAGCGTTTTGTGGTCCATTAATAGGATTATCATCATCAAAATAATCACCAGGGATAAATGAAACAGGGAAATACGTACCCGTTAATCTATTACCCAAAGAAACCGCGGCTAAAGCGGGATTTTCAGGAACTGTAATTTTCCAATTTCGTATAAAAAATGGTTGTTGTCCTGTTGCCAATAAACTTGCAGAGAAAGGATCGGATATTGTATCTAAGTTAATAGCACCAATTGTTGCTTGTTCTAATTCTTGAGCGATCCTCTCATTGAATGCGAACTTTAATTGTTCGGCACCGATCTTAGCTAAATATGAATCTGAAGAAAGTGGTCCATTAGAACCTAATGGGTCATCTGAAAAAACAATCCCGTATGTTGAGTAGCTTGAATAATTATAGTACCCTGGATACCAATATGGTTGATAAATAAGTCCTGATTGTTGGACATCGGTTATAATAACCAAATCTTTATATCCTCCTGACGGTCCCCATCTGTTAGTTACGTATGCGGATTCTATAAAGAATTCATTTACAAGTACTAATCCTTGACTTTGTTCTCCATTAATTGGGTAGTATGGTCCTTGATTTGGTTCTAAAACCGGTGTAAGATTAACACCAATTGGGTTTCCAAAACCACCTTCAGGTCCATATTCATTTAAAGGATAAAGGTCAGAAGCAAATATATTTGTTGAAACGTAATTATTAGGCGAATCTACCACATTAGAAACTGTTAAATTTGTTTCATAATTTACAGGGTTACCAGGTGATGTATAAGCACCTGGTACTCCATAGGGTTGTAGATTTCTAACTAATAACTGTTTTCTAAACAATTCTGAGTTACCAAAAGATAAAAAACTCTCAGCCATACTTTTATTTTATAAATAGATTATAGTCTATTTTTTTGAATAGTATATTAAGGTTGATTTTTTCCTCCTGTCATAGCTGATGGTGCGTTTTTAGAATTTAAATTACTATTTAAATTGACTTTAACCTCAGGAGTGTCTGATCCTTTGATCATCATTTTATTTACGGTTTCTTGATCAACGTTTTTAGTAATGTTAGGATCACCTGAAATATTCCAATTAACGGTTATTACTTGTCCCTCCGCAGGTTTTTGTGGATTATACGCTTTATTAAATGTATCCTGAATACTTTTTAAAGTTGCATCAAATGAAGCTTGAATTTTAACTTTTGATTCTTCTTCTATTTTAGCGGCGTTTGTTAAAAAATTAGTTAATGCTAAATTCGCACCTTCTTTATCTTCTTTCAATAATGAGGTTATTGCATCTTCAATTGGTTGGGTTAGTTGTGTTAATGGTTCTCTAATAGATTTTGTCGTTACACCTCTATTCATGCCCACGGCAACATCTTTATTGATACCCATCATAGTTGTGAAGAGTTTTTCGATTGGTTCTGAAGTAGCTTTCCCAAACCCAACTGCAGCCTTTGTTCCCGATATACTATAATTAATCTGTTGTAACTCTGTTAATTGATCATAAGCTAACTCTTCAACGGTTTGAGCCTGAGTTGTTTGAGACTCTTTTAGTTTTTCAATATCCTCGGGTGTTAATTGATCAACTTGTTTTAATAATACTTCACCTGTTTTTTCATCTTTTACATTAACCGTGGCAACACCATCCTTCATCTGTGCCATACTAGCAATGAGTTCTTTAGTTTCTTCATTACCCTCAGCAAAACTTGGTAATTTGATTTGTGACATTTTTTTGTCGAACTCAGAAGCTTTTATTGACATACCTGCTAACTCTTCAGCAGTCATACCCATAGCTTCGGCAACCTCTCTTAATCTTCGTTTTGACCCTGGCATAATTTCAAATTTACCTGTTTGTTCATTGAACTTGGTAAATTCTTTAGACATGTTAACGATTTCTTTCTGTAATGCTTCAGGGTCGTTCTGAGCCATATCCATTGCCCTTAATGGATCTAACAACCCACTTGATGTAACACCTAATCTTTGTAATGATGCAGATAACTCAATCGCTTTTTCAGGCGAGAATAAATCATCGGCAATTTTGAATACTTTACTCATATCAACACCAAGTCTAGATGCCTGTATAGACATTTTTGTTAGACCGTTAATACCACCTTCAAAATTATATAAGTTTAATTTTCCTATGTTTTGAGCAACTGCAGAAGATACCGCACCGACTGAAACACCAGCAGCTCTTGCAGAATTTGCAACTTCTAACATTTTTTCACCGACATCATAAACCGATATACCGACTTCTCTGAATTTTCCAGTTAAATCACCAACATCTTGTCCAGTTGCTTTAGCAGCAGCAGATAATTCAATTATCGCTTCACTTCCCAAACTTGCTGCGGACCCCAATGCTTCACCCATTTTACCTATGTTCTTAATTGCCGTTTCTTGGTCTATACCCATTCTAATAAGTGCTGGTGATACATCGGCAATAGATTGACGAAATTCTTCCATCCTACCTTTTCCAACACCAAATTGTGCAGAAAGTTCAGTAGCTTGTTGATCTAATAATTTAATAAAAGTATTTTCACCTAAACTTTGATCAACAAAAGAATCGGCAACTGCTTTCATTGTTTCTTGAGTAATATCTTTAATATCCTTTAGACCAATTTGCCAACTTTTTACATAATCTTTATCAAAATTAAGTAGATCGGGTTTTTCGTCTCCATCATCATCACCAGATTCTTTCCTACCTTTTTTGTAGGCTTCCTTGACTAACTTATCAATTTCTTCTTTACTATATGTCTTTTCATCAC